AATTCTTATTATGTCATCAGCACTAAGTTCGTTGTCAGGTATGTTATTAATCTGCTGATTTACATAAGTAGTGGTAGCCAGAGAGTTTAAATTTATATTTCCTGAGGTGAACACAGCGCCATCCGAAGACCTAATTCTAAAAGTAGGGACTCCGTTCCGGTCATAGGCTTCTAGACCGGTCTTTTTTAAAACGACTCCGTTTTTATTACCAGCCTGCGGGCCACCCACATTCGGTCCGGTTTGAATTTGAAGTCCTGTAACTAGCTGGCCATCAAGTGTTCCCACATCAATAACACCAAATTTTACAGGTTTGTCTACTTCTGCTACAAAACTTGCCTGTTTTGAGACTTCGCTGTTTCCATGAACATCTGTAAGCCTAAATTTTACGTAATATGTATTGCCATCAGTTAAGTCGTTCGCGTTTACTGCTAGGTATCCTCCTGGTTCAGGTGGAAAAGCTCCATAAAAAGTGCCAACCGGAAAAGGCCCGTCAACTAGAGGAAAGTCATCTATTTCGGCACGCATATGCACTTCTACTTGATAGGCATCAAAAGATGGTCGTGTTTCATCAGTGTGCAACCCGTCCCATGTGAATGTCGGTGTTCCCAGGTATTCACTAATCTTTGGAGGAGTAGGCTCTTTAATTTGTTTAGCCGCTGCGGTCGTATCAACTTGAATTTCAGCTGGCTCTGACTTTAGTCCACCACTATCTACTGCGTAAACTCTAAATGTGACGCTTTTAGGAACCTCAAATCCATCTTTGGTCCAGTCGGTATCATCTCCAAGGATTACATCACCTTTAACAAAATCTTCATTTGGAGAGTATCTATGCCAAATTTGAACACCTAAAAAGTCGTCAAGGGGTCCACCCTCAGCGTTGGTGGTGGGATTTGTCCAGTTTAGAGTAATCCGCGCTACGCCCGAAGTTACTCCATTAACTGCACGACTTTCCGAAGTGCCTTCTAACTCAGTTACAGGAGCTGGTGCAACACCGTCATCTCCCACATATTCATTGAAAGATACCCATCTAATGTCACGCCAAACAAAAACAGAGTCACTATCCCCACTACTATCAATCCATGTAGCACCTTCTCTGACAAACTTGTGGGCCACTGCATAGACGTGTCTAGTTACTGTTGTTACAGGCGTTGCGTTTATTGGTTCAACTAGAGGAGTAGAAATTTTATATTCAATAAAGTTTGTGTCTACATTAGATAGTCTAAAGAGACCGTCTCTACCAAAGACAATCGGGTTCTCAACACCAAGCTCAACATAAACAACGTCATCTACTTTAAATTTGTGCGGTCCAGCTAAGTTAATTCTTATAGTGCTCTCAGAGCCCTGATAGCTTTCAATCTCAGTCTTAACAAGTAGCTCAATTGGTTGACTAGTTCCCTCGGGAGCTGCTACATCCGTGGCATATAAAACAGAGTTAAGAAGCTCTGGTTCTTGGTCAGTAGGGGTGTATTGATAATTCTTGCGCTCATCGCCATCCCAGGGCTCGGAACTTGCCGATACCACAGCAAAATCATCGCCAGAAAGCTCTAGGTCTATGATTTCTGAGCCATTGATACCACTTACTTCAAATTTTTCGTCTTTTTTAACGCCAGGATTTGACCCGAGAAAGACTTCAACTCTAGGTGAGCTGCCTGAAACAGCCCCTCCATAGAAGTAGGCTTTTTCTACAGGTCTATATTGGTCAGGTGCGCTATCAGAAACTATTACGTCAACGGAATCAATTGCAGACTCAGCTACAGCCGCTTCGCCAGCGGATAATAGGTCTATCGGCCTAAGCTCTATAGACTTTACTCTTCGGTCTAAGGTGCTTAATAGGTTAGTTAGCTTTCTACGTCTTCTTCTAATTGCCAATCTTATCGACCTCCGGTTCCGTGATTAACTCCAAAGTAACTTCTTCCGGGAAAGAGGGGTTGTCTGGAACGGTTACTTCAAAAGCATCAATTTTTCTAAGAAGAACTTGCCTGCCCGTGCCGTCTCTCAACTCTATATAGCTTTGCAACCTAAGTCTGACAAAATCATCATTGATAATAACCGAGCACCAATCTCCTGGCTTATAGCTACCTACCTCAGGAAGCAGCGAACCATTTACTGCAATTGTAAAATTGCTACCAGGAGGCCTAGACTCATCTAAATATCTTTTGGCAATAAGTTGCAGGAAGTTTTCATCTCTAGCTTCAATACTTTCAGTTTGGTCAATTATGGGCCAACCTCTATCTAGTAGTTCAATGTCAGCAGCAGCAGAGTATGGCTGGCTAGCTGCATCAGACAAGTCTGGGTCATTACCCTGAATCCAGAACCTTGTAGCAGAGTTTTCAGCACTCTCTTCAAAGCTAGCGTTAGATACGTTCCCTGGGTATTCAAAAACTGTTTTATCTGCTCCAAATGCAGATACAGGTGCAAACTCACCCGAAGGCAGCCTTCCGTCAGGAAGACTAGAGAGATATGCAGATAAAGTGGGCGGAATTAGAGGTAGGAAAGTAAATATCTTTCTAAATTTATTAGTTGTCTCATCAAATTCGCAGTCAATTCGATATTCAAATCCATTAGGTACGTTTGAATAGTCATCTAAGATTTCACCAATTGGTTTTAGCTCAAAACCTCTAAGTACTTGATTACGCTGTCTTTGCTGGCTTGGCTGGTCTGTAGAAAATTCAATCCCGAGGAAAGAATTATTACTATATGGTCCATAAGTAGAAAATGTTACAGCCGGTACTACCCTTGCAGAAGCATTCGATGCTGCTGGACTAAAAGCAACAAAACTACCAATAACCAAAAAAGTAAAGTTATTTGCCTGAGGTGTGCCGACTGTTCTAATCGTGTGGAAACCATCTACAGATGGATTTAGGTTTTGAATAAATACAATATCTCCCTCGGAAAACCCGTGAGGGCCATCAGTAGTGACAGTGACGGAAGAGTTTAACCTTTGCCAAAAAGTAATATTGGCAGTATTCTCGACTGCTGTAGTTGTGCTTAGGTTTGAACCAGTATTTTCATAGGTAAAAGTTTTATTATCTATAACTTCTTTTACCTTAGAGTCCTGAGTGTTGAATCCGTTTCCGGTGTCTGTTACTTGAATTCTCTGACCTTTAACTAACTCGTGAGTACTTTTTAAGTTTATAGTTGCAACATTATTACTACGAGAATACGTTTCTACTTCGTTAAAAAGGTCAACGCCTGGTTCAATAGCATCATTTGCAAATTGTAAGTCAAAAAAATCATTTTCTAGTTCACTTAGAATATATCGTGCATACTCATAAGTGTCCTGCCTAACCTCTACCGTCATCAAGCCTGGTTCTACGATTTGGTCAGGAATAGTTTTTTCAACGCCTTGAGCATCAACGTATACAGCATTAACAGTTACTTCATCTGTACCGTTTGTTGTCTGAACGCTATAAAAGTCGTTATATTGAGACCTATCTGAGCCCCAATCGAGGTAAATAGGTTCCCCTATAGTGAAGTTATATTCAGTAAAGTCCAACTTAACTGTTGCAACCCCTGACTCAACGCTAGCATTGGCGCTAAAGCCATTAGAAAAAGTTTGCCATAAAACGCGACTATATAGATAACTTGTAAATTCGGAAGCAGATACTTCTAAATTTTTGGAGACAATGTCGTAGGTACGAGACCAAATAATTCCACCCCAAACGGTAACCCCGTTTCTTGTGACAAAAAGTGCGCGCTTCCCCGGAAGGGTGTTCTCATATAAACTGAGATTAAAGGTTGCCTCAACTACTGGAATACTTCCAGTAAAAGTTCCGGCTTCTCGCAAGGAACGACTATAGGACACATCTACAAAGGGAACCTCTGCTAAAAGCTCGTTAGTGTTTATATCGGTTACAAAATATCGATACTCTACATCTGCTGCTTGTCTTGTCTCTACCATGTCTCTGTCTCTTAGTTTTTTGTTTTAGCCTATCCAGCCGGACCTATATAGAATTCTACAGCTCCCTGAGCCCGAGTATGTCAAAGTGTTGTCGCCAGAGTCTAGATATATCCAATCTAACAACGTGCTTGTCTTAGACCTACCGCTCAAGACTAAATCTCCCTCTAGTAGTAGTACTTCTCTATTTAAAGAATCAATTTCTAGGGTTTGGTCTTCCGCCAGTGAGTCAACGATACTAACTGTGTATGTTTCTGCTCCTACAGTTTTGGTAATTACTGCGGGGGAGCTGGTACTAGCTGTAACAGGGCCAAAAACTTGAATTATTGTAGAAACTTTGGTGTTACCTTGATTAGTTATTGTTGCAGCAGAATTTGACAGTCCGGCAGAGCGAAAGTTATTAGCACCGCCTACCCATTCGTACTTGATTGGGTCAGCAGCCTTAAAACCAATAGAAAAGTCAGTTCGACCTCTTGCTTTTGTGGTCTCAATATTAGGAGCACCGCTCAGTCTTACAAAAGATGCTTTTGGAACAGGAGATTCTTTAACCACTAGCCAGTCACCTTTACGGACAAGGTCCGTTGCTTTAATAAGTTTATCTCTGGCAGCAGCCACTTGACTTGGGTCTTGAGTTAGAAAACTACCGGTTAAGGTAATTACCCGAGCACCATATCTACCGACAGCATCATAATCTCCATCTCCCCAGCCGCGCTGTAGCTCTGGTATCTGCGGGTCCGGGTGGCGCCACCAGTTCTCAATATCAGTCATTACCCAGACAACACCATCTTCATCAATAGTGTTCAGTGTCAAATCCCCTAGCTGAACATCAGCATCTAGCTTAAGGCCACTAAGAAATGGCTGAGGCAGGGCGGCCAGTCCTGTATCTACACGGTCATTTTCAATTGCCTGAGCCGCAGCATCAGTTACTATGTCGTAAAACTTATTATATTCTTCAGCCATTAGAAGGTGCCTTTCCTGACCTTAAATGCAATTCTTCTGGATACTTCCTCAGCCAGTTCCTTAGTGTCCATCCCCGGGGTACCGTAAACATTTATAGTATTCCCGCCACCATCACGACCACCAGATAGGCGGTCGATAATTGCCCTATCTCTATTGGACAGTCCAGAAGGGTCTAGCGGCTCAACGCGCTCCGGTTTACCAGCTTCGGCTACTGTCACTAGTTGACCACCAGGAGTTGGAGTCACAATACCACCTTCAGCTAGCCTAGGTAGGCTTAGTTTAGGCACAGTGGGCAAATTTACACCAAGGGTTTCGCCACCAATAAATGGCACCCAATCAGGAACTTCAAACTCTAATTCGTTGGCCTTACTAATTATCCAGTTAAGGCCATCAATAAAGAAATTTACAAATCCCTCGATTAAGTTAATGTTTCCGTTAATCCACCATTTGAAAAAATCACCTATGCCATTAAAAATAGTTTTGAAGACATCTTTTACAGTCTGTATTGCATTTTGAAAACCTTCAACAAAACCGTCCCAGGCTTTGCCAATATTTTCAACCATCCTGTTCCAGCTCTCGCGAATGCTATCACCTAGCATAACGAAAAAGCCGACAATAGCATCTATTAAGCCTTTTATAAACTCAACAAAACCTGCCCAAATTTTCTTGCCGACTTCTGTCTGAGTAAAGAACCAAACTAACGCAGCTACAACTAATGCTATAACTGTAATGATTGCTCCAAGAGGGTTAGCTATAAATGCTGCTTTTATAGCCAGCCCAATCTTTCCAATTATACCTATAAGGCCCATAAAAAGCTTACCTATGCCCAAGAAAATTTTCTTTATTACAAAGCCAATGCCTTTAAAAATCATTTTAAAGGCTTCACCTCTAGTAGCAGCTAATCCAAATAGTTGCAAAAAGCTGGCTATGGGGGCAAGGAGCAGAAAGAAGAAGCTAAGAATTGGAAGTAGCACCATGTTGAGAATAATTGTTCCAACAAGGGCAATAGCGTTAAACGTTGACAAAATTGGTCCGACGGCAGCTATAAACTTTTGCACAGGAGGAGAACCTAAGAAGTCGTTAATGCCTTCGACAATGTCATTCAAAGTTGTAAAGAATGCTTCTAAAGTTCCGCTATCTGTTAAGTTATTGCTTAGTTCAATGATGTTTGTGACAAGAGTCATTAATTCAGGGAAAGACTCTAGGAGTTTGTCGAAAAGCTCTGATAAATCTGGAGCAGACTTCTGTAGCTCAGCGAGTCCGTCTGCAAAGTCTTGACTTCCACCCATTTCAAGCAGTTTGCCTAATATATCACCAATAATACTTAGTAGAGTAGTTCCATTTTCTGTGGCCCTGTTAATGGTTCCAGCAAGCTCATCGCCTGCGGGAGTACCTGCAAGGGCTGCAAAGTTCTCGCTAATACCCTCTAAGTAGCTTAGAAGTGTTTCTGCACCATCTTCATTCTCAGTGAACAGGCCTCTAAAGCCGGTCATTAGGTTTCCTACAATGCCGAACAATCTTTCAGCGGTGGTGTAGGCATTGTCAAAAAACTCAGCTAGGGAGCCATCCTTATTGGCTTCTTTTGCATCTGCCAGCAAATTGCCCGTCCCAGCTTCAACATCCCCAAAGAATCTATCAAGAACCGGGTCTAGGGCAATCAATACCTCTGATATGATTCCAAATACATTAGCTAGAATTGTACCCAGCTTAGCTATCTGACTTTCTTCACCTTCTGCGGCGGTACTCATGTTATTTAGGATGGTAACGACGTTGTCACCAGCACCGCTGTCCATTAAGGTGTTGAAGAAGTTGTCTGCAGCATCTCCCAGAGCGGTTCCAAGGTTTTGAACTGCTTTTTCAAAGCTTTCAGTTCGCAGAAGCTCGTTTTCGACACGCTGTATGCCTGTAATAACACTAGGCACAAACCTTTTAGATATTTCGTTTTCTAAAGATTGAAATAGAGGTCGAAGTGTTACTAAGTATTCGGCCAGTTCCCGCTGAGAAGCATTTAGTTCAGCGAATGGGTCAGGGGCTCCACCAGTAGCAGAACCTGGAAGAATTCCTTTTTCATTCTGCTCTTGTAAGTCAGCAGCTCTGTCTTTGGCTCTTCTAAAAGCTAAATCAGCTTCTTCATATGCAAGCTGAGCCTCTCTGCGGGCCCTAGAGTTGGGAGGTAGGTCTTGCACACGGGCTAGGTTTTCACGTGCTACTTCGAGCTCTAGCGCCGCACGCTTTTCTGCATTAGCAGCATCTTCAGCGTCAAACTTTAACTGTTGAAGTTCCTCTCTAATATCCCTAATGGAGTTACCTAAACCGGTATTGGCCTCGGTCGCCTGAGCCACCGCGCCGAACACTCCTCCAAGACCAACTTTGGCTCCAATAGCTGCCACACCTAGAGTAGCAAATGCCCCTCCAAGTGTGGCCACTGCTGGAATTGCTCTTCCAAGTATTCCAACTAGGGATATTAGAGTCCCACCAAGAGAACCTAGTGCTGCTCCAACACCTGCTATAGCAGGACCTAGAACATTAGAAGTACGAATTAAGCTTACAAGCGCTTTTCGTTTAGCAGCAGCTTCTTTTTCTAAGTTACCTAAATCTAGCTTTAGGTTTTTACCAACACCTCGGTTAATTCCACCGCTCAGGTTTTTACCCATCTGCTCGCCAGCTTTATCAGCTTGCTTAACAGCGGGAGCAAAGCCCTTCTTTATATCGTCAGCAACGTTAGTAGTTATGGCGCGTACGACAATAGTCGCACTACCTACAACTGCCATAATCTACTCTCTTTCTTCTCTAGCCACCGATGGGTGGGTCTAACGTTGCACCGAAAGGCGCGTGAGACTCCCCTTTAAATTTAGTTGGCGGAACATAACCTTTGTGAGATTTAGCTTCCCCCATAGGGTCATCTATATTGCTAAAGTCATCATTTATATACTGACGACCTCCTGTACTACCACTACTTGCTTGTATAGAGTATTTATAAGTTTTTCCGTACAATAAATAGAGATTACTTCTCATTTTGGATAGGGCTTCGGCTTCTTCACCGCTTGAGAAACGATTATCTTCCTCAAAGAAATAGTGAAGGACGTCACACATATCGCTAGCATCCATCTCTTTAAGGTCCAAATTCATACTTAGGGCTTTTCCATTTACGTAGGGCCAGAGGTCAATGGCCCAGGTTAGGAGACCTCTGGCTGCTCTTCCGGGCGGCTCGTTAGCTGCTCCGTAATCCAAGCAACAATTTCTCCCAGTGCTTCTACTGGAACAACCTTGTCCTTACTCTCGATTAGTGCATTGAAACGCTCGTGACTGTCATCAGTCAGTACATATCCAAAAAAGTCATTAATCATGTTTGCTTGTTCTGCAGGGTCTTCGCTACTTACTTTTGTAGTCATATTTAGGAGAACCTTCCCCTGAACAGCTTTAACGCACTCGAACTCTTCTCCATGCAGTTTAAACTTAGGGGCTTCTCTATCTCCAACAAAATCACTACCAAAATCTTTGATTTCAGCCATCTTTGTATCTTCTTTCTTTAGTCATTTTTAGTAGAGCACGGTTGGTGACTCTAATACAATTTTATCTTAATTAGAGAATGACTATTGGCTTGACAAAGTGTTTTAGTTGATTACGGAGGTATGGGTTAGGTTTAGTCCCGGGATGTCTAACTTGACTGGTAAAAATCTGTTTTCCATTTTTAACAAACTTTAATTTTCCTCCAGGGGATGCTGTAATCACATGAGGCCTAGTACCTTCGTGGTGGGCCAACGCGTATCTTTTAGATGAACCAATTACTATGTACTGACCGGTTGCATTTCCAAGGTGTCTTTTATAAATAGACTTCTGCAGAGCCCCGGTCTGAACACCAACCTGAACTTTAGCACCAGCCTGAGCTACTTTAGCTCTTTTCTCCAGCTCACGCCAGAGTTCACCAGCAGGAGTGTTTAATTCCACTCTAAGTTTATGTTTGTAGATTCGTACTCTTTTCAGCTCGATGCTGATTCGAGTTCCGCCTGTGGTTCTTCCTGCGGGTGCCAGCTTAAATGCCGAGCCACCAGTACCTTTGGTAAACCCTCTATAGAGTCTTCTAGTTATCTTTTTAGCGGCTAGTCCACTCCAACTATCTGGTAATCCATACATTAGGGAATCACCATTGTCAACTGCATGTTGACCAGTTGGAAACCTCCCTCAGGGGCCCCCACATCAATACTTACTACTACTCCAGGACCAAATCCTCCGGATTCATCCCACATGTCAATTTTTTTAGCGCTCTCCATGAGAACCCATGCGTCTATTGCCGATTGAGCAGAGTACTCTTGAATCTTTTCTGGCGAAGGTGGCCTACCGTTTACTCCAACCGTAGGAACCTCTCTAGCAATAGATATACCAATAGTGGCACTTCGAGGTATGCTATTACCTCTGTATGGCTGAGGAACTTCTTCTCCAGGTGTACCAAGGAATGCGTTAATAAAATAGACGACAACCTGGTCACAATCAACAACGGGCTGCCCCATAGTCCAGTACCTACGGTTAGGTAGCCCAACCGCGTATTCGTCAAATGATGCTTCTACACGGCTAACAATGCCGTCCATCATATTCTTTAAATTAAGCGCATCCTCGGACACACCTGAGAAGTCAATAGCCATTTAGAATTCCCCTGAGGTTCCTTCTTCTGATTCCTCTACTACTGGTGACTCTACCACGGGCTCCTCGACAAGATTTGTTTCTTCAACAACAGGCTCTGGAGCAGGCTTAGGTGCAGGTGCGGCCTTTGCCTTTGGAGCAGTCTTTTTCACGCTCTTTGCTCCACCCAGCATGTCAGCTGCGGTGAAGTTAGTTTGTACTTCTGCCATATTTATTTTCCTTTAGTTATACATTTGGGTTTTTAAGTTCCCAGTTGCGAGCTCAACGATGCTTTCTACACCGTCTTGATTCTGGGAAGCATAAAGTGACCATGTCCCAGGGTCCACCATCCCAATAGTTTTTTGGATGGAATCATAATCAGCGGTAAAGCTAACTGTCTCAGCTACGCCATCAAGCGTGACGTCTTCGGCTGGAACTGTATATGTAGTGATGCCGCTATAGTTTTTTAGTTCAATCTTTGGCGTGAACCCGCTATCAGGAAAAAAGTTACTTAGGTCTAGACCCAAGCCTTCAGAAGACCAGGAGACATCTCCTCCAACCACAGAGGTCAGGTCAAAGCTCTCGTTAGGAGTAAGTTTTAAAGTTTTTGGGGAATAGCGACGAGCTCTCGGTCTATCGGTCGAAAATACTTTAGCTTTACGACGTGCATTATCTGGGTTTACAACCTTCAAGAAAAGGTCAATCTCATAAAGACCCGTACGGAGCTCATCGATAAACTCTTGGTTATCAATAATTGTGTATGAAACACCTTGCCGTGAGATTGATGTTACACGTTGAGGGAGCTCACAGTCTTCATCGCCAGACCAAAGACGAGCGAACTCGATGGCAAGTTTCCTAGCAGCCATTTTCCCGGCAACCGGAACTGGTAGCCCGTAAGAATAAGTAATTTCTGTATTGCAAGGAGTCCAAGGAGTGCCAGCTCTGACGTGTACTGTTGACTTATCTACAAGATAGTAGCTGCTAGGGTCAATGATTTTACCTACACGGTTACGTATTGAGTGAATTTTTGTTACAGGCCCACCGCGAAGTTTAATTCTCGAGTCTGGTGAAAGGCCGTCAGAAGTAAGCTCTGAATACTCATCGTAATCAGAGGCCGGGATGTTGTAAACATCTCCACCAAAAAGAACAGGGCTGTTGGTTTTTTCGGAAGGCCCCATGCGGTTGTTCCGCAGAGTACAAATATATCTTTCAGTTACCGTAGTAACTCCCGTATATTTACGGCCCGACATGGCCCAAAGTAGGTTTGAAGCAACTTGAACCGCTTCATCTGCATACTCGGTAAAGCCGTAGTTACCTAGCTCTTC